TCGAACAAATCTTACCATTCTTTCAACCATCATATAATTTAACAGTCAATTTAGTTTCAGAAATAAACGAAAAGAGAGACATACCAGTCGTGTTGGAGAACGTTTCTTTTCAGGATGAATATGAGGGAGACTTTACATCAAGAAGAGTTTTATATTACACACTAAGATTTACTGCAAAGACATATCTATTTGGCCCAGTTTCTTCTGCTACTACAGATATTATCAAAGGTGTATCTGTTCGATATCTTGCTGGTGGTGCACGGAGCACAGAGAGAGATGTTACATACTCCATCAAACCAAGAGCAATTAAGGATTATACTGGTGATGTGGTCACTAATTTGGCTGAGGATATTGACGCAACACAGAAGACATTTACAGTTGACGATACCACTAATATCAAGGATGAATTCTATATTGTTATAGATAATGAAGAGATGTTAGTAAAATCTATCTCCGCATCTACCAGTAAAATCACTGTTCAGAGAGGAAAAGATTCTACACTTGCTACATCACACGATGCTTTCAATGTAGAGACAGATATTGTTCCTGCAGAAACCACGAAAGTTGAAAAGAGGGAAGTCAAATCAAACGGTGATCACATCCAAAAGGATTACGAATATACAAGAGGTAATTTATACAGCATCATTGAAAAAGGTCAGGAGGCAATAAACGGGATATTAGAATTAGCACAAGAAAGTGAGATGCCAAGAGCATATGAAGTTGCTGGACAACTCATAAAAAGTGTTTCTGATGCCACTGATAAGTTGATGGATCTGCAGAAAAAACTCAAAGATGTTAATAAGGAAGAGGAATCAAAAGGGCCATCTACAGTAAATAATGCTTTATTTGTAGGATCAACATCTGAGTTATCAAAGATACTTAAGTCTGGACTTAACAAGGAGAATAAATAAGTTAGGGAGAGGAATCCCGAAGTAATATTTTACTCATAAAATGTCGGAGAAATTACCGTCTTACGAAGATTTCATTGTTGATGAAAGTAATCTTCCCTCAGTAGACGAACTAATTGTTGAGAATAATTTACCATCAGTTGATGATTACATCGACATGAGTG